CATTACTTTATCTCCTTTGCGATTCTGTCGCATGCTCTAAAATAGTGAGAGTTGTCCGTACTTGTCCGCTACGGGTTCGCTGACCTGTATCGCAGCAGCCGTGAAATTTTCTTTTGTACGTGCTTCGTTCTTTTTGGGGCTTGGCACGGTCGGAGTTTCCGGGTAGCTTCCTCCGCCAAGTTTGCTCTTGAAGTGAGTCCAGTTGAATATGTAAGCAGGCGTGAACCATGCGCGGTGATACTTCATCGTCAAAGCGTCGCCGAGCCTCACGACCGCAGGAGCGCCCAACAGCGAAAGCGTGAGGTAGCTCATGTGGAAGCATCGGGGGTCTATGTCGCCGCAGTCGATGAACATGTTGTGGGCGTAGTTTATCCCGGCGGACTTCATGGCATCTATTGCGGCGACCATGAGGCCGCCCGCTCCGCACGTAGGCTCGTAGAACGTTATAACGCGGTCGGGGTCTTCCTCGATTTCTTTCAGGAAACGTTCCTTTTCTACGTTTATTTCCGCCATCAGGTGCGATACGTGGTACGGCGTGAAGAACTGGCCCATGCTTTTCGAGTTCGTCCCGGAAGCCATGTATAGTTCGCCTGCGAAGTCGCGGAACATGGCGGAACCTTCCATCGCGGCGTGTATTTCGGCCATGAACAGGCCGAGGCATTCCGCGAAAACGTCCATCCCTGCCTTTCCGTAAGAACTGGCAATGTCGCCGTAACGCTTCTCGTAAACATCCTTGTCGTTTATATCGACGGTGTTCTTTACGGAAATCGCGGAAGCCTCGAAAAAGTCTCCGAGAACCGTGTAATAGTCGCGGTCGCGTATCGACAGGAGCTTTTTCGCTATGGCGTCGGACGTGTTCGAACGCATCCCGATAATTTCCTTCGCTTTCGATGCCATGTTGCTACGACTCCAGCTTCTTTCTGCGATTGAACGGTATTTCCTTTGCAAGTTCCTGGAGCGCGTGCCACGGGTTTATCCAGCGATTCACCATTAGGATGAGCTGCACTTTCTTCGGGCAGTCCTGCTTCAGCGCGTCACGGAACGGGTAGATGATAGCGTACATCGTTTCGGCACGGTGCATTCGTCCGTAATTCTTCATTTCGTTTCTCCGTTGTTCAAAAAAATTTCCTCATGGATGTTGGCAGATTCCAGCAATACATCTTGCGATGCAGTACATGTTCTCCGTGGCGTTGCCGTTCACGGCATCCATGAGGTTTGGCTTTCCCGAGCCTCAAAATTTTGCCCGTCTGTGGTCCTCGTCCGGGCTTCCGAGTTGCAGTATTACATGACCTTGTTTGTGCTTATCTCGATGGTTTCTTGGTCGTAAGCTTTCCCGGATTGCGCAGCCGCCTCCGGGGAGCGGGACATAGTACCCTGCGCGGCACGTCCACCGCTGAATCCGTGCGCTGGGGCTTCGTTCTGCGGCACCCGCCGCATATTCTTGGAGACGGTGGTGCTTTCGTCCTCTGCCTCGCGGTGAGAGGCGTCTCCGTAAAGGTTGCCGTCTTCGGGGCCGTATGACGGCGGTACGTTTCCAGTATTATAGCCCCTTGGGTTGCTCGCCTTATCGGTACAGGCATGTCGAGAGCAGACTTTGTCCGCCTTTATTGATGGAGCGGACGAACCACCTTCGCACGGGACTTTGTGTAATACCCTCTTGGTGATTCATCTAACGCGGGAATTGATTTCGTTAGGTGATCGTTTCGTTCCGTGCAAACTTGTTCCCTCCGGCGGCTGGAAGTGATAAATGAAATGCGTGTGTTAAGTGCGTGGCTTGTGCCACTGCCGCCATCGGGATTTTTAGTGGCTCCTGCGGGACTTGAACCCGCGACCTCTAGCGCTCTACCAACTGAGCTAAGGAACCGTTGTCCACGTGCAAGCGGCAAATTACGGGAATTGTGATAATTCTTTTCACTTGCACGTGGGGTGCTTCGGGCGTGGCATCAACAACAGAGAGCTTCCGAGTCTTTCGCAGAAACAACGATCATCCGGTTTAATGTTTGATTGTTTTTCCTGTTTTGGATTTGGTTACTCGTCACGCCTTCCGCTCGGCAGGGGCTAAAGTTGGGCTCCACTGCCGAAACTTTTGTTTATTCGGCAATCTGCCAATCTTCGGCAAGCATATCCGTTTGACTTGCAAGCCATCCGACAACGTACGAATCGTCCGCGGCCTTCATATCAATGTGAGGAGCGATATGGCACAACTTTCCTGTGTAGTAAGCTTTTGCAGTGTCGTTACGCATACGAGAACCATCGACGATTGATCCCGGCTGTAACATGATAAACATTCCTTTGCCATTCCAGCCTCTTCGTTGGACTTTACGTCCTTGCTTGAGCTGCTGAATAACCCAGTCGAAACCATGTTTTACGCCTTCATTTTCTTCAACTTCGTTCATTTTTGTTCCTTTGTTTAGAATGGTAAGTCAATATCCTCGTCATCGCCCTGTGCGCTCGGCTGCTGGTACGTGGTGCGCTGCTGCTGCGGTGCTCCGTAGCCGTTGCCGTTCTGCGTTCCGCGCGGAGTGAGAAGCTGGAACGTTTCGAGAGCGACTTCCGTCACGTAGCGCTTCTGTCCGCTCGCCTGGTCTGTCCAGCTTCGGTTAGTCAAGCGTCCTTCGACATAGAGGCTCGTTCCCTTGCGGATGCCAAGCTGTTCAACGATATCCGCGACCTTGCCCCAGCCGACGATGTTGTGCCACTGGGTGTCTTCCTTCTGTTCGCCGTTGTTGTCGCGGTAGCGGCGGGAGGTGGCGATGGAGAAAGAGACAGCCTTCTTTCCGGTCTGCGGACTCACGCGGATTTCGGGGTCCTTGCCGAGATTGCCGATTAGCATTACCTTGTTCAAATATGCCATAGTTAACGCCTCCAGTAGCCTTTCTTTGCGAGCACTTTGAACTGCCAAGATTTACGATGGCGTAACTTTCTAGCTCTTTCAATTGGTGGATAAAACAAATATTCAGGTAACATATTTTTGATTCCTTTAGAGTAAACTTGTCTGTTGTTGCTTGTCCTTTTTCGTCCGACGGTTGATGGGCGCGTACCCGTCGTAGCCGTGTGCAACGGCCCACTTCTCAAGCGCGTAGATGCGCTTCGCTATCTTGCTTTCTGCACCTAGCTTGTCGCGCACCATTGCGGTTGACGGGTACTTTATCTTTCTCATCGCCGTTACTTGATCTTGAGGGTGCGTTCCTTCGGTGTGCGTTCCACCAAGTCGCCGAGGTCGGCGTAGAGACGATCCATCGTAATACCGGCGGCTTCCGCTGCCTGCTTAGGGGTCACGTACTTTGCGAAATTTTCAATCGGCGTGCCTTCAATCTCCATGAGCTTCTGGACGGCGGCTTCGGGGTCGGTGAACTTGTCCGTGAATGTCTGCTTGCTCCAGCTAACGTTCTTCGGGAGGTCTTCGTCGCTACCCACGTTGAAAGAATGCTTTAGCACCGTCTTGAGGTAATCGGCAAGCTTTTCGGCCTTCGCCTTGAGTTCGCTGATGCTCACGATCTCGTTGATACGTGCGTTGCGCTGTGCGACGAATTCGCGCTTTGCTTCCTCGTCCATTTCGACACCGGCATTGGCGGCGAGGAATTTCAGCGTGTCAAATTCGCTCGTCGTGAGCGTGAGGTTCTTGATGTCGGCTTCCGAAAAAGCCATGATTTCCTTTGTTGCCATTTTACTTTCTCCGTTATGTTTAAATGGTGGCGACTAATTTTCCGAGGTCGCCGTTCTCGTCAATCTTACGTACAAGGTAGTTGCATCCGTTGTCGCCGGTATCTTCGTCGAGCGCTTCGGCGTAATCTATGGCGTTTACAAAGTAATACATCTTCTTTACAACCTTTTCCTTTCCGTCGCGGTCTCGTTCGATTACTGCGTACATGGTTTTACTTTATACTAAAACAAGCTGTTGTCAACTTCGCCGTTATCCTGCTGTTCGTCTGAGGTCGGTGCGATCTGGTGCTGTGCCTTCGAGATGTTCGCCACAATCGTGTTAAACACCTCGCCTCGGCGTTCAGGAGGCACGTTGTTAGCGGACTTGAAGCCGAATTCGTCCATCGTGGACTTGTAAATTTCGGGCGCCTGTGTCCAGAGACCCTTCATCCCGTCCATGAACTGCCTGGTTTCTTCGTCGATTTCCTTCTTTGCGGCCTTCGGCTTTGCTGACGCTTGCGGCTGCGCATCCTGTTGAACTTCGGTGAATCCTTGCTGTTCGAGCTTGTCCGCGCCGGTCATGTGTTCTGGGAGCTCGTCTGTCGTGTACGGCATGCCGCCGAAGTCGCACGGGAAAGCGCGACGGAAAGCCGTTGCAATCGCTACCTTCTCCAGCATCATGCGCGGCTTGCTTGCCCATAGCGATCGACCTGTAGAGTATTCGCTCATCCATACGGTAGACGTTACAGGCATGGTGCGGTCCTTGCGGTAAACCTTGCACGTGCAGCCCATTTCGCCGTTCACTACCTGGAAGCTTGTTTCGAATCCGTTGTAGTTCGGGTTCATTTCTGCGCGCTTGAGGTACACCTCGTATCCGGTGACGATCGACATTACAGTCTGTCCGTCCTTGTTGCGGTACGTCGTGGCGTAGATTTCACGCTTGAAGGGGTTGAGTCCGAAAGCCTGCGCGACGGCTGCAAACTGGTTGCGCTGAACGTCCGTAAGCTTGTCCGTGAGAGTTGCGAAGTAGTCACTAAGCAGCTTCGACGTGATTTGACTCTGTTCGCTTGTTGTTGCGATTTCGTTTGCCATTTTGGTATTCTCCTGTTAAAAGTCTTTCCAGATGATTAATAGACCGAAGACTGCGAGAAACGCGGTAACGACTACGCAGAGGAAATCGGTCACGAATTCGGCCCAGTCCTGGGGATCCTCTTTCATGCGGTTAATCTTTCTCGCTATGCGTTCAAGCGGTTTCATTTTACTTTCTCCGTAAGTAGTTTGTTAAAGGTTGTTGTCAAGATACGACGCAAGGGCAAAGAGCTTGACAAATAGGTACATGCAGCCCATTCCGACAGCCATTAGGCCGACAAATCCGGCGATATGCTTTACATCATCGTTTTTCACGTCGGCTCCTATGCGTTGATTACAAGCAGGCGGGCGAAGAATCGTAGCTCCGTTGCACCGTTGCACTTTCCGTCATGTTCGCGCTTTTCGACAGCAGACTTGACACTTTTTGGCACGTTTCCGGTGCAGCGGATGTGCGCACCTTCTGCATCTTCGTCTATAACGATCTGCCAGCTTCCATCCTTGGAACGTATAATGTTGTCGGAAAATGACATTTTACGCCCCTTCGATAAAGTTTTTCGCGTCGCGCAAAGTTTCGCCGATGGTGGCCGTGGAGTCCACCTTGAAGCCGAGTTCTTCGGCCTTCGCTATTGTCTGGAGGTCGCTATCACGCGAGAAAGAGCGCACAACGGCCTCGCTGATTACGTTGGTAAGTGAAGCGGGGATTCCGCTATCCTTGCGGCGCCTGGATTCGGCAGTGGCGATTTCGTAAGCCTTCGCCGTGATCGCAACGCTCTTGAGTGTAGTAGTTTCTGTTGCCATTTTTGATTCTTCCTTGTTTCGTTTACAATATAAATATACCTTAATATTTATCTATTGTCAAGATATTTTTTGTGAAAAACTTGATTTTTATTGTAAAATGTTTATTAACACGAAAATAGCGCCATTGCTGACGCTATTTTGTTTTTTTTGTGGGAAAATCCGCTTCGCTAAAGCGCCTCCAGCAGATTTTTCACACCGTCTGCGAAAATCTTAAAGCCGCCTTTTGGTTTTAGTAGTTTGTCGGCAGTCTCTACTAATTTTTTCAGTTTCGCAATCTCCTTGTCCTTCTCCGCAATCACCTTGTCGGCTTCGGACTTCGGATAATAAAGGTCATCTGTTCTGTAACAATCTTCATACTCAATTATATTGTATATTTCACCGCTTCTAATAGCTTTCAGTTCGCTCATTTGCACTCCGTTATCACTTTTTTGTGTTAAAGAATGTTCTGGCCTTGGCCTCGGCCCTGTACTTGCGTTGCCTTGCGGCCCTCTTCGCCTTGAATTCCGGGTCGTCCTTGTGCGCGTAATAGTAGGTCATCGCCTTCTTGCGCGAGTTCTTCACGCCCTTCTCGGTGTGCCTGTAGCGTTCGCCGCGGTCGTGCATGGACTTCTTGCCGGCCTCGCTCTGCTGCCATTTCTTGCGCGATTCCTTGCGCTTTTCGCTTTTTTCGTAGCGGTCGGAGCAGATCTTCTTCGCCCTCTTGCTAGTGTCCTCTTCCTTCGGCATAGTGGAGCACGGGCGCATTCGTGAGGCTATGAGCGATTCCCAGCTATCCATTGCATCCGTCCTTGCACCTGTACACATCGTTTCCGACCTCCCTCATGTTACCGATTTTGCGGACCTTGCCGCACCTGTAGCAAGTCGCCGTTTTTGGTATTTGGCGTCCTTCCGCTCTCGGATGCATCAGGAGCCAGCTTGTGCGCTTCGTCTCATGAGCCGTCATTTGTCGCAACTGGATTCCGTTGTACGTCATACGTGCCCCGCGTTCTCGTACCCGAACATCTTGCGGAAGTCGTCAACGGTTGCCGGGATGAGGGCGAGCGATATAGGTCCGCTTGCCGGGTATCCGTTAGCTATCGGCATCTTCCGCCAGTACTTGAGATAGAGCCTGTAGATGGCCTTCTTTATCGGCAGCGTGTATGTCCTGTAGTAACCCGGCCCGTTCGAGCGCGCTGTGCAAAGGTCGAAGTAGGCGTTGCCACCACACGCTATGGTGTAGTTCTTGATGGCCTCGTTGCAGTTGATGGCCTTCTTGACAGGTTCGTGCGGTAGCCACGCTGCGCAAGGGTCGTTGTACTCGATGGACTTGTTCTTGTCGTCGCTCCTGTATTTAAGCCATTCCTCGGCATAGTTGCGCATGCACTCCTTGAGCGTCTTCTGCGTCGGGATGCTCTCGATGTCCTTCGCCCTCTTGAAAATTTCGTGTACCTGCTCCGGGCTGGAAAACTGTATAGCTTCCTGTAAAGACGCGGCTATTATGACGATTGTTTCCGGTACCTTTCTCCCAATATATTCATAGCAGAGAGCAAGTTCGTTCTGTATCTGGTTGATTATAGGCTGTTCGTTAGAATGTTCCGATTGTTCCATTTTTCAGTTTCTCCAGTCCGCCGTTCATTATGAACTCGGTCGATTTTTTCAGCACCCGCATGTTGTGCTCGCTCACTGTCTCGTACCTGTTGCGCTCCGCGTCCTCGTCCTTTTCTTCGCGCTTGTCGTCACGGTACGCGGCCCACTTGACGAGAACTGCGTAATGGTTTTTAGGCACGGGCTGAATTTCCCCGTTTTCGAGTTTCGAGCTAAGCGAGTCTATCGCTCTGTTGAGCGCCTGCTGGTTCCCGAACTTCATCCCCAGCTCGTTGTACTGCTCCTGCGACAGCAGGACGTTCCCGAATTCGCCAGAATATGCGAGGTTTAGGATTTTCGGCGGTACGGGCTGCTGCTGATTTATCGTAGATGGAGCCGTTTCTAAAGTCCCATTTGAGAGGGCTTTCGTCTTATTCGGAGCTTTCTGTGCGCCATCGGCCCCGTCGATAAACTTGCGGTATTTTTTCGTCCAGATAGTCTCGGTTCCGGGATGGTCTGCGAGGTAGGACTTTTCCTTCGCCTTCGCGGCAATATACTCGTCGCCATATTTTTCGCAGCAGGCATCGTGAACCGCCTTGCGGCTCAATTCTGTTTTCTCCATGGTTTTTGCCATGGCGCCCTCGATGCCCTGCACGTAGCATAGCGCGATGTAGTTGTCTGCATCCGCCAGCAGGTGTTCCGCATATTCGTTCTTCTGTTCGCAGAATTCCTGATAGGCGAGGGTATCGCGGAAAGACGAGAACCATTCCCATACGTTCGACTCGTTGATATTCCGAGTCCTTGAGAGGAATTCCCGAATGACGATCCTTACGGATGAGATGTTTTTTTCGGCCACTTTTTTACCTGCTATTCGATGACGTAATATCTGTTCTTTACGACCAAGTCTAGATACTTGGCGCAATCCATGGCCGTCACTCCTTCGTTCTTCATGTCGTCGATGTTTTCACTTACGGCGTTGATGAAGGACTCCCGCATGTCGTCGAAAGTCTTTGTCCTGTTCATTGTCAGGGATAAGACACGAAACGTGCTTCTCGGTAGGAATAAGCCTTTTGGAAGTACCAGTCTAACCATCTTTCTTCCCGGTTACTTCGGCTTCTAGCTTCTTCACAGCCTCGGCTACGACGCGGGCCTTGCTGTCCTTTACGCCGTCGGCTTCGAGCCTCTTCTTGATGATGTTCTCGATGGTCTCGTTCGTTTCGTCGCGAACTGCAATCATTACTGCCATATTTTTTCCTTTTTTTAAATTATATAAAAAATTTATATAAAACATTTTAAAAAGTCAAGAGATTGGCAAAAAAAATTTAATTTTTTTTGAGTAGGGAGATATAGGGTGGTGGTAGTGGGGGGGTAGGGGGGGGTAGTGGGGGGGGTAGGGGGTTCCTGGTAGGGGGGGGGCTATTACATTACATTACATTACATTTCATTTCACTTCATTTCATGACATTACATTACATTACATTACATTACACATCATTACACTTCATTACATGACAATCTTTTCCTTTTCCTTTTCTTTGTCTTTGTCTTTGTCCTTGTCCTTGTCCTTGTCCTTGTCCTTTTCTCACACACTGACCTCACACTCTTCGCGCGTGAGAGAAAATTTTTTTCCAAACTGTTGACCGCCGAGGATTCCTCGGATACTGAAAAAGGGCGGATTGCTCCGTCCTTGTGCTGGAATCGATACAAAATGTTTAGTTTTTGGAATTTATTCCGCGTTTTGGGCGATATATCGTTCCACGAGCCACCGCAAAAACTTGCTCGTGTTCGTCACGTTGGCGACGTTCCGCACGTCATCCTCGACCGCCTTCTTCTTCGCACGGTCGAGCTGTTCCTGGTCCAGCATCACGTTCACGCGGTATAGCGGCTTCTCTCGGTCTTCTTTTCGTCTCGGCATAGGTTTATACCTCCAGTAAAGTTTTGCGGGTTCAGGCGTTGCCAGTGCGCCGTTTTGTTTTGGTGCTAGACCGTTACGCGGTAGCCTCTTACCACTGCTGCAATCATCGTCCTGTCGTAGTAGTGGCCGTTGATTTCTACAAGGTCGTAGCATTTAGTGAAAAATTCCAATTTGGCAGGGTCATTCTTCACGCTCTTCGGAAGTTTGGTTTCGCCAACATGAGCGAGCTTGCCTTTCTTGTCGAATTCCAATTCGTTAGTGTCAATGAGGAATTCTTTGTCTTTACCGATGAAAGTCTTGATAATCATTTTAAGCCTCGCTTGTTTGTTGTTTACATGTATAATATACACACTTTATACATCTTTGTCAAGTGTTTTTTAAACTTTTCTCAAAATTCCTGTTGATAAGTTGTGATTTCTGGTGTATATTTTGAGTGGTAACTGTATCATCTGTATAGGTGTTCGGTTCCGGGAGGTCACATCAATGTCTAAATCAGTTCCGCAGCCTAAGGCGGCTGCAAAGCATATGCCCACAGATTGCACAGAAACGCAGTCTGTAGGCGATTATCTAGTGGGACGCTATGGTTGCATATCCAACACGATTCCAACGCTTCTGTACGCCATTCTGTGCGAAATAGTGGAGGTCAAGAGATGTCTCTCGAAGAAGTGACCGAAACCCCGAAGAAGTCCCCGAAGAAGAAAAACCCGAACTGGACGCCGGAAGAGGCTAAAAAAGCCTCTAAAAAAGCCGTATGGACTAAGCAGAAATTTGCAGACCGAAGAAAAGAGTACAAGCAGGCGGTCATGTCGAAGCTCACGCCCGATGAACTCGCGAGCGTGATGGCGAACGCCATGAAGACCGGCAACGACAGAAAATTGAACTGCTGTATCGAAGTTGCCAAGTTCATCGGATGCCACTTCGACCAGAGCGAAGAACGCGTGCAGAACCTTTCGGTAAAGTCCGACTCAAAGGTGTCGGGCAAGCTCGAAGTTTCCGTGACGGGGCTGGATGGCTAAGGTCAATGTGGACCTTTCCGGGCTATTGCCGCACCAGCGAAAGCTGATCAAGAGCAAGGCGAGAAAGTCCGCGCTCATCTGCGGGCGCGGTGCAGGGAAGTCTTTCGTGTGCGCCGTGCTGTGCCTCCTCGTGCTACTCATGGGCCGTAACGTGCTGATAGGAGGGCAGCGGTATGACACACTGCACGACACGCTTTACGACGAAATCAAGAAGATCGCTTCGCTATGGGGAATCTACGACTACATCGAGTGGCGCGAACGGCCGATGATGATGACGCTCGGCGACGCCCATGTGTGGTTCGGCACTTACGAGAGCGTGGATGCGGTCCGTGGCTACTCCCGCGTTTCGCTCATCCTGCTCGACGAGATGTTTCTAGCTCCTGCCAACATCCTCGCCGTTTGGGGTCCCTGCATGCGTGCAGCTGGTGGCAATACGCGCATTGTGGGCGCTACGACGCCTCGCCTCGGCTCCATGTGGAATGTCCTCTTTTCCGATCCGAAGTGCGACTGGGAGACAATCACGGCCTCGACCATGGACAACGACAAGATTTCGAAGGACGAGCTCGACCTCATCCTCTCCGAAATCCACGACGAGAACATGTACAAGCAGGAGATTCTCGGTCACATCTTCAACGGCTTGGGAGCCGCTGCGATTGTCCGTCTTGAGGAGTTTCCGAGGCTTCCGGGATTCTCGACGGACCAGCGGGTAATAGCCGGGCTTGACTGCGCGGACGGTGTCGAGCGTGACTGCACGGCTTTCTTCAAGCGCCGTGGAAATACGGTGCTTGAGATGTGGGAACTCAACGGAATCGACCACGAGGAGTGCGTGAGGAAAATCCGCGAGTCCAACAGGCGCGAACCTATCGACGAGCTGAACATGGACCACGCCTTCAGCGACTATGAGTACAACATACTCAAGTACGAGATTCCATGCGAACAGGTAAACTTCGCAAGGGCGCCGAGCGAGGAGATGAAGGGCAAGTACGGAAACGTCCGCGCCGAGATGTTCTTCAACCTCGCGTGGTACGTTCGGCACGGTCTTTGCGTCGATGGATTCGAGAAGTCCGGGGAACTCAAGCGGCAGCTATGCGCTATGACGTGGTACAAGGACAACCAGGAACGGCTAATGATCGTCAAGAAGGATGAACTCAAGGAGGTGCTGAAACGCTCCCCGGATACGGCTGACGCTGCTGCCTTGACGTGTCTGCACAGGTACTCTGGAGACGACCCGGCAATGAACGTGGCAATGAACTCGAACGCGGGCGTTACGTCGGAAGAAATCGAATCGATGATGGCGGAGGACTGATGGCTATGGGTAAGCTCGACATTTGGGATAACGCGGACGCGCTCGCCATGGCCGTGCGCCTTCACGTGGCGCGGCGTGCATCCGCGGAAATCGAGGAAATGCTCGGACTGGCTGTCATCGACATCGTGGACCTCGCCACGCGCCTCCTGCTAAAGTCGAAGCCGAACTATATCCCCTTCCGGGCGGTCATGTTCTCGAAGGACACGCAGGGTGAGCTCGTTATGCTCGTTTTCCGGGCTATAGCATCCGGGCGTGTGGCGACTTCGAACCCTCGCGCGATGGTGAACTTCTTCATCAAGGTGGCGCAGAACAGGCTCCGCAACCTACGCCGCAACGGAGAAGTGAGGAGGCTAAAGGCTGACATCCGCACAGAATCGGAACTCGGCATAACTACGGCTGACGCATTATCGACACGCGTCGCAGACTTTACCGGGAAGGAAGTTTTAAACAAGGTAACAACAAGGAAAAGAGAGGTAAGCTCATGGGATACAAAGTAGACGAACTCATCGAATCGATGAAGGCCGAGGAAGGCGCAGGAAATACGCCTCCGTCTGAAACTAATACTCCTCCGTCGGAAGATACTCCAAAGGAAACGGAACCGAAGCAGGAAACGCCACCGGCAGAACCGAAGCCTGGAGAAGACGACGACAAGGGAGGAAACGGAGGCGAACCGCCAAAGCAGAAGGAAGATGACGACAGGTTCAGCCGCGCGGAGTTCTCTTTCCGCCGCAAGCTCGAAAAGGCGAGCCGCAAGCACGCCGAAGACCTCGCCGAACGCGACAGGAAGTACAACGAACTTTTAGCGCAGTTCGAGGAACTGAAAAGGACCGTAGCGCCGAAGGATACTCCGAAGAAGCGCGAGGACTTCGCAAGCGACGACGAGTATATCGACTACATCACCGAACAGCGGGTAAACAAGATTCTCGCGGAACGTGACGGCAAGGACGCGGAACGACGCGCCAAGGAAGCTGAAGAAACTAAGAAGGCGAAGGAGCAGGAGGCGGAACTCGTCGAGGCGCAGCAGCGCTGGATAGGTCACGTCGACAAGTGCTTTGCTGGTGACGAACAGCGCAAAGAGAAGTTCATGTCAAAGATGCAGTACGCAGTCAAGAACGGATTCGGGGAAATCCTCGACAACTGTCCGCCAGCATCCGACTTCCTCATGAACAACCCGAACGGCCCCAAGGTCTTCGAGAAGCTCCTCAACGAGAAGGAAACGTTCCTCCGCGTCTTCAGCGAGAACGCAAGCCCGCTCGACATCTACTACGAGCTTCGCAGCATCGAGCGCGAGCTGAACGCACAGCTGCCACAGGGCACGGGAGCACAGCATCCGAAGCAGACCATGCCTAGACTCGGCAAGCCTGGCAAGCAGGCCGGGGCGGGTACGAAGCCCGACATCTTCAGCGACAACGACGCTATGCTGTCTTTCATCCGCAGCCGCTAACAGTTTTCCATTTCTCCGTTACATGCAGGGGGCCTCTTCGGGGGTCCCCTTTTTCGCGGGTAGTTAAGGGATGAAGACGCATTGCAAGGCGTCATTCGAGAGGCGGCTCTAATTCCGCTTTTTCGCCCTTGCGGAAGGCTGTAGAAAGTCCGCAAAAAATAACGGCTCTAATCGCCATCGTGGCGCGTCCATTGTGCCGTGGACAATCAAGGACAACATCTACAACCAACAATTCCCACAAGGGGCATTATATGGCTTTTGCTAACAACAAGAAATTGAAGCTCATCGCCGCCATGGTCGAAGACCAGATGGCGTACATCAAGGGCGCAAAGTCCTTCTTCTCCCAGTCCGAAATCAAGGGCAAGAAATACGGCCAGAAGGTTTCCGGCTACCTCCCGGACCCGGGCACCGTCGTCGACGGCATCGTCGCAAACCCGGACGCAATCAACGAACCCGAAGTCGACGCATACATCAACAACAAGAACAGCTCTTGCGAAACCGACCTCTGGAACGACCTCGTGGACATCGAATCCTTCAAGGATGAAATCGCCACGCCGCGTGCAAATAACCTCGCCTTGACGACGCAGAAGGAAGTCATGGGCGAAAACATGATCCGCTCCGCACAGGCCGTCGTCGTCACGACCGCAGACTTCAAGCTTCTCACGAAGTCCGCCGCAGCCCTCCGTGACCTCGGTGTCGGAGGCAAGTTCCTTTCCTTCCAGAACCCGGACATCATGGGCGACATCGCGGAATCCGGCCTCGCCAAGTTCATCCCGCAGGCTGACATGCAGAAGATTTACGGCGACGCTTACCTCGGTCGTTACAGCGGCGCACAGCAGATCGAAATCGCAAACACGCCGATTATCGACACCACGGGCATGGATGCAGCTCCGACCATCTCCGCTACGGTCGTGAAGGACTCCAGCAACAACGTCATCGGCCTCGAACCGATCAAGACCGCTACTGGCTCCGGCACCGGCTCGCTCATCGTGGGCGCAGCATACAAGGTCACCGGCCTCAAGATTCGCAACGCCGCCGGCATCGAAACCGACCGAGACTACGTCATCATCTGGGGCAAGGAACGCCAGGGCGGCTCCGTCGTGAACGGCATCCCGGAACTCCGCGTCACCGTTGACGGCAAGGGCTACAACAACGCGAACGCACACATCGACGCTGCAACGCTCGCTTCTGCAATCTCCGGAACGACCGCAACCTTCACGCTCACCCCGTTGCTCACCGCTTCGAAGAAGTACGCCATCGGTCAGGTGCGCACCGAAGACTCCCTCAAGTGGGACCAGTACCGCTTCGACGGCCTTCCGGGTTCCGAAGACCAGGATGTCGGCACGTTCGGCAACGTCACCCTCAAGCTCATGGCCTTCGGTGACGGCAAGAACGGCGTCAAGCTCCTCCGCATCGACCTCCCGTACTTGGCAAAGATTCTCGAACCTCGCGAATCCGTGACAACTTACCTCCAGCTCAACTAAACGGGCTGCGTAACCCCTCCCACAGAGCCTCACGCGTCTATCGTCGTGAGGCTTTTTTCGTGTGGCGGGTAGTTGATAGCAGAGGACAACATGACAGTTAATGAACTTATACAGACAGCGGCGGAAGACCTTTCGCAGGTAGGCGACGGCGAAACGCTCGACGGAGAAACCGCTGCAAGCTACGAGGGCCTGCTGAACCGCGCGATTACCATGCTCAATCAGGACGGGTACATGTCCGTAACAGTCAAGGAGTACGACGTGAACGCTGCTGGTTCCGTCGTCTTCCGCAAGCTCGAAGAAGGCGAGGCTCTCCCGGCTCACAGCATCGACGTGAACCCACCCGACAGCGTGCAGGGCGTAGCCCGAAAGGTCGGCATACGTTGGATGAGGCTAAACGGAGCGGAGCCGCAGACGCTCGCGGCTTGCAATACTTTCAGCCTTCCGCAGCTATACTCGTACTCGCTCTCGGACGAAGTCGCTCCGGGCGGTGGTAGGCGCGTTATCGGAATTCTCAAGCTCAACGGCTCGGCGCCTGTAGACCTCAAAATCTTCGTGAATTCGTCTTTGCCGAAGTATCGACTTGGCGACACGATCTATTTGAGCGACCTCTATCACGACCTCATCCTTTACGCTCTCGAAGTAAAGGCGTGCAAGAAGTACAAGCTATACTCGTACCTGGAACAGGCTGAAAAGGACCTTGCGGACGCGAAGGACATGATCGACCGCAACACGCTACAGAACCGCCCGATGACAAACATCGACGACGGATGCTGCGGCGGCTACATGGACGACTTCTACAACGGTCTCGGAGGCGTCGGTTTCTGATGGCTACATCCAAGGTAACTCAGTTTTTGGTAGGCGCTTCGAACAAGTCGAAGTTCCCCGGAATTCAGGGCGCCCAGTGGTCATGCAACATGTACTACTCGAAGAACGGCTCCGACGAGTACATGGAATCGCTGCCGGGAATGAAGCTCCTTTCAGTTGTGGATAGCGGAGCAAGATGCCGTGGCGCCTATGTATCTACTATCGGACTTGCAGCGGAACAGAGCCCGGAGGACATGTTCGCCGTATTCGGGAACGTTCTCTACCGCTTCGACGCTTACGGCAACCGTACCGTAATAGGACCAGTATCGAGCAACGGGAAGCGCGTAAGCTTTGCCGAAACAGGCGGTCCGCGTGCGCTACTGCTCGTTGCGGATGGTTCGTCTCTTTACTACTACGACCTGCTCGAAGGCGGCGGGCTTGTGCAGATACAGCTCCCGGAGCGCATCACGTCTCGCGGTGGAACGGTCACGCCATCGCATGTGGCGGTCGTGGCTGGCTCGATAGTCGTTAACGACACGCAGTCGGGCTACTGCTACTACTCCGTACCTTACCCGCTCTCGAACGATACGCGCACCATGTTTGTCATTGGCTCGGACGGAAAGCCCGAATACGAGGATGACGGCGTAACCGTCAAGACGGAAGAAGTCGAGAGCCGCCTTCACGTATTCGAGGACGATTATCACGTGCAGCAGTATTTCAACGGCGAAAGCTCAAGCGACAACGTGAGCGCCATCTATGCGGTGGGTCCTACACTCTACGTGTACGGACCGAAGACGGTGGAAATCTGGCAGCGCGGAAGCGGTGAGTTCGAGGACTGGATTCGCACGAGCTACACGGCGCAGAACTCCTTCGGTCTTGAGGCCCCGAACAGCGTGGCTTCTTCCGGGTCTGTTGTATACTTTATCGCTAGCGGAGCACAGTACGGCAAGGCCGTAATGATGGTAAGCGGGTCCTCGTTCAAGAAGATTTCCGAGGAATGGCTAGAACACAAGCTCTTGCAGGAATCGACGGAGAGCGCTTACGGCTTCTGCTACAGCGTTGCGGACCACAACTTCTATGTACTCCAGCTAAACAGCATCGGTGAAACATGGGTATACGACACGCTCGACGGAGGATGGCACCAGCGAACGTCGAGAAGCAGAAAGAGCGGGATCGAGTCGCAGTGGCGGGCGGGCGGTATCGCGTACTACCGCGAAAAGTTCTTCACGTTCACGAACGACGGGTGCGTCTGCGGGTTCAATCACGACTACTGGAGCGAGGACTTCCCGGACGGCACGAGCTACCCGATGATACGCCACAGGCAGACAGCCGTAATCGTGGACAACCTCAAAAACTTTGTTCTTGAGGAACTTGCGATCGAGTGCAACGTTGGGACGTGGGAAGATTACAGCCTCAAGCCGGAACTCCTGCTCGAAGTGAGCAAGGACGGTGGAAACACGTTCGGCAACGTCAAGCACGCGAGCCTCGGACGAACTGGAGACTACTCGCACCGCGTGCGCTTCCGCAATCTCGGAATGTGCCGCAAGTGCGTACTTAGGATAACATATTCACACCCGACGGAACTCACGCTCAACTCGTGTTCAATCCGTGCGGAATCGACAGCGGAGATGATCTAGCATGAGGAACGCGGTAATCAATGGAGGAAGCCCGAAGGAAGACGTGTGGGGCGTTCTTACGGGCGTATGGAACGAGTACGACGACCGTGAATGGCACGTAGTCAAGACCCCGTTTATGGTGGCGATGACCGCCACGCTCGACGATGGTCCGCAAATCCTCCCGGTTTCGCCTCCGCGCACGTGCATACTGAAATGGGCGAACGCTACGGCTTCGGGTAGTTGCGTATTGAGGGCGAAGGACAGGAACTTCACGCTCCCGTATCGGGCTGTAGTCGAGGTCATAATGCTTGGAACAATTGGAGACAGATAATGGACAACCAGAAGATCATTGACGGAATGAAGAAGCTCCGCGAGGCAATCGGGGACTTTATCGACAACATGGCTATCGACGAGGCCGACGAGGAAATCAAGGCAAAGTCCAGGAAGCCGAAGAAGGAAGAAACCGAAAATCCCGGCAAGGATGACGACGGGGAGGATGACTAGATGGCATCTTTTGGCGAAAATACAGGCAAGTTCTTTGCCGACCCGTTCGGCATCTTGTCGAGTTTCTCGACTGGCGCCGGTAAGGTACTTGGCACAGACAACAACGCTGCCGTAGACAAGGCCATCGGAACGCTTGACGATGTTCAGTCGATGGCTGATTCCGTTTCAGCAAAGAATCGCGGGCTTTACGGCGATTACTACGGCAAGATGGACGAGATGTACGGCGGCAACGCATCCAAGTACAACGACGCAGTTTCTCGTCTCGCGGACGCAATCGAGAAATACGGAGACTTCGAGTATTCCGGGAATGTCGAAGACTTCCTCGACCCGGTTCGGAACCAGCGCGTAGCGTCTGCCATGAGCGCAATCAACAACGCCAGCGCAAGCGGCGGAAACCGTTTCTCGTCGAACTATCTCGACAAGGTGGCGGCGAAGCAGCAGGCGCTCGCGTCCGAGGAATGGCGCAGCGCATATGACCGCATGATGCAGGACCGTTCGCAGCAGATGCAGGAATGGCAGAGCAGGCAGAACAGGATAAACAACATGGGAACGATCGCGGGTCTTTACGGCAACGACCGAACGCAGCTCTCGGACGCGATCGGCAACTACTACAGCAACCTCGCCAACCAGAACAACGCCGACCTTGAAGTTGCAAGCGACATCGCGCAGGGCAAGGCTAACATGGACATGAACCGCAAATCCGGCATCGGCTCGGTGCTCGGTGGCGTGGGCAACTTTGTAAGCTCGTTCTTCGGGTAAGGAGGTCTATTATGCCTTTGTCTGTAAATTTCAGATGGAAAACACCCGCACTTGCGACACCGCAGAGCGACGCGGAAAAGAGCAACCTAAACGAGAACCTCATGCAGCTTGGCGACGCCATCTCCCGCATGAGGGCTTCGCGATACAACAAGGCACAGACGACACGCAGGAACGCCATAGAGGACGAAAACCGCGCAATCGCGGCGGAAGACAGGGAGCGTGAAATCGACGAGCAGGAACGACGTAAAAAGGCGTATGGCGAGGCTGCCGACATCATGCGCGGACGATCCGCGGAACGCGAAAGGCTCTTGCAGGAACGCGCGTCCATTGTGGCGCAGATTAACGGACTCAAGCAGAGGATGGGCTTGTAATGGCTATTCCCTGGCGAAAGGTGCTTGAGATTCTTCCGAGAATCGCTTTATCGGCTCTCCCCGGCTTAGTGCAGGGAGGGCGCATGGCGAACATCCTCAACGCTGCAGCGGGAAAGAAGCTCAAGGGTGCGACGTTCACCTATCCGGCGATGACGAACGACTTTTACTATCCGATGGTTTCGGATGTCAAGTCTACGGTCGTGAACGGTCACAAGACGCAGCTCCCGTCGCTAAACTTCGGAATCGACAGGGCGAACCAGGCGGCTGCTCTTGTGCAGGATCTTGGAGCGCATAACGTAGCGGTTGCGAACGGCAACGAATCGGAGCTTGAGCAGTGGTGGCCAGGAAAGGACGTCAAGCCACGACGCGTGATTCACCCGACAAGCTCGGCTGTGAACGGTATCCGCATCAACAAGAACGGCACCGTGAGCGTTAAGTTCATCAACGGTTCGAAGTGGTACACGTACCAGGCGGGGCGCGACATCCGCGAATCGTCCGAGATGGCTAAGGACCTGCTAACGTCTCCTTCTATCGGTCGTGCGCTTGTACGAAAGGGCAAGTTTGCACATGCAGACTCGAAGGACCTCACGGCGCCGAAGGTAGCCGACCCGAACGTCGGATGGTGGGGCAGAAAGTATTACAACCCGGACAAAAGTCAATGGACGGAATAAGGAGCTTATAACATGGAATGGCGGTGGAACAATTACGGACAAAATGCGCAGCCTGTTGGGGGCATGGCAACAGGCGGTCAGGAGGCTTTCGACGCTTCGCAGGATGCGAGGGATGGCGCACTTCTCCGCAGCCTTGAGGCGCGTCTTGCAGACATCGACGCTAAGCTTGCAGCATTTGACAAGGCAAATCCGGGATTCAACCCGGACGCGGTGGAAATAGCCGCCAAGCGAGCAGAAATCGGGGACTTCTCTGCATACGACAACATGCAGGGCAGGGGCGCACAGAACGCAGACCCGACGGGCATCGAAAACGAACTTTTCAACGCTGAAAAGCTCACATGGGGCTTGAAGTCCAAGAGCGGCGAAGAGAAGGAAATCGCGAAAGCGAACATCGAGGCTACCTTGAGACGTGCAGAAGAATGGTCGGACAAGACGGGCGGAAAGCTCCCGATGTCCTACCACCGTCTCAAGTCGGCAATCGACGAAATGGGCGCGACTACTGGCGACGACTACAAGACTGAGCTTGAGTGGTCGAACGACTTTTACACGAAGGCCTTGAACAAGACTCTTGCAGACGAAGACATCGAGAAGGCGAACGCGTTTATCGCAAGGCATCCCGACAGCGAAGTTTCCAGGGCCTTACAGTCCATCGTAAAGGGCTACAAGGGCAAGACGACGGAATCGAAGGCGAGAACCGCGAAGGAAGAAAAGGACGCAAAAGCCATCTATAGCGAAATTGCGAACATCCCAATCGACGACCAGTTCAAGGCTTTCAGATCGTGGAGCGACGAAAAGAAGAAGCTATTCCGCAAGTACTACAATATCGACCCGAAGAAGGGCGCGGAGGCTCGTAAATGGCAAAAGTAAAGGACATCATCAACGCCCGTTCTTACATGGACGACGGGCTCCCACGCAAGTTTACGGACGTCATCGACACCACCCGCGGACTTACCGACGAGCTTTACACGAACAACGTACTAAAGAATCTCGGCACAGTTCCCGCGTGGATTACGGGCGAGGGAATCGCCATTGCTGACGAACCGAAAATCCCGACGTTATCGGAAATCATCAAGGCGGCGGGCATCAAGGACGACGCCAAGGGATCAAAGGGCGAACGCTCCGCGCTCGACAAGTTCCTTGAGGATTTTACCGACCCGAAAAAGCGCGAGAAGATGCGCTCGAACATCGTCAAGAACGAGGCTCTAGGCGAGCTCGGATGGAATACCGCGAAGGACCTCTGGAAGCAGGCGACGCTCGACAGGATGAACGCAGACATCGACAAGAACCGCGCCGATTACGTGAGTGGTAAAGGCGAAGGTCAAGGCGTCGGTGAAAGGCTCGGCGGTCTTGCAATGAAATTCTTTACACCGCGACGCTACGAGGCTTTCGCGCGTGGCGAAGACCCGACGTGGAAGGACAACATGGGCGACGCCATCGAAAGCGGTCTCATGATGGTCCCGGCTTCAAGATACGTGGGCGGGATTTCGAAGGTTTTAGGGGCAATCCCGAAGGCCGGAAAGTACGCACAGAAGGCTCTCGCTAACAATGTAGTCTCCAACCTGTTCGGAAACACGGTCGCCCCGGTACTCTCGGAAGCCATGGACGCGGCAATGAGGGGAGAGGACGACCCGAACACAGAAAGACAGGATTTTTCGCTCGGTGACGCGATCATGGGTGCGCTTACAAACATCGGAGTCAACTACGGACTAGCGCAGCGCTTCGGGCGCGGCGGGAAGATGGCGGCCGGGGAACTCACGAACAGCGCTGGTGGTGGAATGACACAGGCCGTGCGAAAGGCCATCTCTGACTTTGGCAAGTCCCGCGCAGAACGTGGACTACCGGCACCGACTACGAGAATGGGCAAGATTCTAGACGTAGCAGAAATGGCGGCGCCTACTTTGCTTGTAAATCGCTGGGGTAATGACAAGGACGCTAAAATAGGGGCTGCAATCTTCAACGGCATCGGAGCGGCCGGTATAGACCCGGTGAAACCCATCGAGGAAATCCGCGACGACGAGCGCACCGACATGCGAAACAGGAAGACCGCTAAAGAGCTGGAAGGCATCCTCAAGACTTCCGACGTGCTCGGTCTCGACTCGCGAGACATCGGATACATCAAGGCGGTACAGGAAGACCCGTCAATCCTTACGCGCGGCATCGCGGGAAAGGAGGGCGACGACTTCAAGATATGGCTACTCGAAAAGGGTCACAGGCTCTTGCGCGGTACGTCCGCACACCGTCCGCTATGGGATGTAGAATAATCGCGGGTAGTTGATGGATGTATGGAAGAAGACATCCTCAACAAGTTTAAACGGTTCCAGTCAAGGTCGAAAGCCCGCTATTCGGGTCTTTTCGACCGCATCCGCGACAACCGCAAATTTCTTTCTAACAAGCAGTGGGGAAAGCGTGACGACAAGTTTATTTCGAAGATGCGAAACCGCATCACGGTAAACGTCATCTCTAACCAATGCAACAGCGTGGCGAACTCTTACGCCGCTTATCCTTTTACGTGGTTCGTTGGAGAACCCGACATCGACAAGAAAATCGACGACTTTTTCGACAACGACGCGAACGCATCCGCATCCCAGGAAGCCTTGCTCGATACGGCCTCTTTCGGTCTTGGCGTGATGGCTCTCGGCTCGGACACCGACGAAACAGGGAACAATGTCCCTGTCATCTACTCGGTGGACGACCTCGAACGAGTACTCCTCGACCCCGACAGCGTGGAACTCGACGGCTCCGACGCAATGGAAGGCGCCCTCATCGACTACCGCTCGCGTGAGTGGATACGTGTCCACATGGGCGAAGCGTACCTCCCCGACGAACGCGCCAAATCCGTGCTTGGCGAAGCCGGGTGCTCCGAGCTTGTGCCGATCATTACCTACTACGTTCTCGACACCGACGGATGCCATGTCTACACCTTTGTCAACGACAAGGAAGTGACAGAGACCGAAATCGGCGAGGACGGAGCCGAGTCCGTCAAGGACAACGTCATACCGATTCACCGTGTGCCGATTTTCCCGGTGTGGGGCGAGCGCATGTGGGACGACAACGACAAGAAGACATACTGCGGGCTTGTCTCGAAGACGGAAGACGTGCAGCGCATCGTCAACTACGCATTTACGCAGCTTGCGGAACGCCTCGGACTTTCCCCGAAACCGCAATGGGAAGGAACGGCGGACGCCTTCAAGGGCCTTGACAAGTACTACAAGGACGCAGGGAGCGGATTGAACCCGATCATTCCGCACAACAGACTGGCGAACGACAAGAAAACAGTTCTCGAAGCTCCAAAGAGATTCGACAATACCGTCCAGTTTTCCGATGTGCAGGGCATCGTATCGAGCACGCTCGACATGCTTCCGAGCATTACTGGCGTGGACTCGAAGGGATTGGCAGATGTCGAGACCGATGTCACCGCCACGGCGGTGGAATACACGAGCAAGGTTTTCAAAAACAACATACGCCACTTCATTTCGCACCTGCGTACAACGTTCAAATCTTTGGGCGATACGGTCGTGGCTCTCATGGGCTTCGATGGAGTCAAGGTCAAGGTCACGCAGGGGCCAGAACACTACATGGAATTGCAGGTCGCCCGTCAAGAGATTACGGCCCTCATGCCGATGGTGGACCCGTCGCAGAAACAGGCGCTCGTAAATGCGCTTCTGCGTACTCACCCGTGCAACGAGGTACTCGCTCAGCTTTACGCCGAAATCAACTCGGCACATGCACCGACTCAGCAGGAAATGCAGCTCCAGCAGCTTTGCGAACAGATGAAGGCCGCAATCGACGGCAAGGACCAGGAAATCCTCAATCTCACGCAGCAGCTCGAAGAGACGAGAAAGCAGGTCGAAAACACCGACAAGGGACTTCGCGCCGACCTTCTCAAGGCTCAGATGCAGCATGAGTACAAGATGGAGGAAATTGCGCTCCAGTCACAGCTCAACGGAAACGCTGACGCGGAAAAGGCGGCGGCAGAAGCGGACAAGGCGCAGATGGACGTAGAGTCAAAGGCAATCGCGCTGGAGACGCAGAAGGTAAAGAGCGCTGCTGAAATGGCGAAGGCGATGCAGCAGCCTGTAATTCCGGGGGTTGTATGAAGATTGGATTCAGCCCTGAAAGCATCGTAGGACTCGACGGGATGCCTCTCGTCGGACGCGTTACCTTGTTTGCTCACGACTCGGACACGGCTATCAAAGTTTACACTCTTGAGGGCGACACGTTCGTGCAGGCGGAAAACCCGCAGCTCCTCAACAACGCCGGGCGACTCGACTATACGCTCTTTTTCGAGTCCGCAATCGTGGACGTGCTTGTCGAAAAGTACGTAGGCGAGGAAGGCTCGATGTCGGTAGACTCCCCGGATTCCGACTTCGAGACTTTCGACAGCTTCGAGATCGGATTCGACACGTCAGCAATAACGGCGGCTGAACGCGTCGACACAATCGCTGAACTCATGGACGCTGACACGGACAAGCGATTCGTGGAAGTAATGGGATACTATGCCGTTGGCGACTGCGTTCCGAGAACTTACTACTGGGATGCCGACAGCGTGAACGACATCGACGGTGGCTACGTCGTAGGCTCGAACGTCGAGGATTCCGGTCGGTGGATTCTGCTCTGGAATGACGAAATTTTACCGTCGTCGGTTTACGGGGTAATCCCGCAGAACAACGAGACCAACTTCAACGCGCTTCTTTCGTACCCGCAGACGGTGGGGTCGTTCTTGCAGAAGACCTCCCCATGCGTCCGCTTCGAGCGTGGAGAGTACTCGCTCGGCGTGGCAATAGTCACGACGAAGAAGCTCGTATTCGACAGGGGCGCAAAGTTTACAAACTCCTTCTTCAAGTGCCCGCGCATAGATGTACTTGGACAGGAAGGCTACATCGCGGATTTCGAGTTTACCGACCCGTCGTTTGAAGCTCATTCGAGCTGGTTCCGATCCGTTTATGCCTTCTGGTCGTGCGGCGCAAAGAAGCTCGTTATCGACTCCACGAATTACTTTATAAACAACGCAATCGCAAGCGGAGTGGACATATCCGGCGCTATCATCGAAGGAAAGACGCGCATCGCGGCAACCTACTCCGAAGGCGCATTTATCAGTTTCAGCAACTGCACGTTCGTTGGCGGGCAAATCTTCTCCGTCGTAGATGACTTTTTGAAATTCTCGAATACGGCATTTACGGACAAGGTTTTCCAAAACGCGCTTTACACGCTATGGGATTTCGGGGCGATTGCAGACGGGCACCACCTACAGATTACGAACGTGACGACAACGATGGATGTCGATGACTTCCGAAGCGTTGACGTTTATGTGAAGGCTAGACTTTACGCCGGGGATTCAGCGCTCGACTTGCGCGGGCGCAAGATGGATGGCGACATCGTAAGCTCCCAGCTGTCGAAAATCAGCAACGCCGACGTGAACGGCCTCAAGATTGACGGCGCGCCAAACAACGGCATCGTGCTTGAGAACGTTACAGCTCGCGGGCGCGTAAAGGTCGAGGACAGCGTAGTCGTAGAGGCGCACGGCTGCAAGCTTATCTTTAGCCCCTATTCCGGGCTTATCGAAACGCTTTACAGGGTTGGCGCGGAGCTACGCCTTTACGGATGCAATTCCATCCTCGACGGGTTCGCCCTTGAAATTCCGACAACGAAGCTTGGTGTATATGGAGGCTCATGGGCTGGCTCAATCGCCATGCCGCAGGCATCGCAGGAGGCGGGAACGCTTGCTAATGGTACGCCCGTTTTCGAGTGCGCGGAAGTAAGCGGCTCGAAGATCACGACGAACTACTTGAGCATGACGCACTGTAAGTGCTCAATGCCGATTGACCTAGTGACGTGGAAAAATTCGGGCGGAGTGTGGAACCTTTCCGTCGAGCTTGTAGGCAACACCTTTACAGGGAAATTCCTGCTCGACATGAAGCCGTCCAAGGAAGGAGACGCGACAATCGAGAACGTCATCCTTTCGGATTTCGTCATTATCGACAACGTATTCAACAACTCAGGCAAGGGAGTAAGATGCCGTTACTGGGTGGATGTTACGACGCTCGACAAGAAGTTTTTGCAGGGCATCTACGACGGCTCTGACCAGGTCTACTCGTACACCTACGAGAACAACGTGGGCAACTGCCCGTCGTCTTGCATCAAGTCCGAGTTTCTCGACTTCTCGTCGAGCAACCTCATGTTTGTCGAGGACGGGTGGAGCTACTACCGCACCAACCCGGCGCACGACAACAGCCGCGTCTTCTGCGTTCCGAGCTTCTACAGGAGCGGAACTTCTCCGATCGTGAACCGCGCCAAGTTCTGCACGCTCCTCCCTTACATGCGCCATGTTGGTCTTGCTTCGGCTTACATGTGCATGCCCGATGACGAGAAGCTCCATTTCGGGATTGTCCCGGTCATCGCGAACGCCCTAGACCCGACTGTAGTGGACAACGACATCTTCGACGTGTACGCCATCTGTGACGACCAGTACGGCGTCGGCAACCCGGATTCAAAAAAATTCTTTGCAGTGAGGACAAGATAACATGTCTCTAGCCTACCTTTTCGATTCGAATATCCAGTTCCAGGACAAGTCCGGCAACAACAACGTAAACGGCTTTTTGCGGGTGTACATCGACAACACCGACGACCGCGCCGTCACTTACAAGGACTTCAACGGCACATTTAACCAGGCGGATATAATGCTCGACAACAACGGGCGTGCAGTCGTCATCGTTGATGACACGATGACATACAGACTCGAAGTTTACGGCCGTGATGGAGCAATGCTTTGGACGCAATATCCAGTCAAGCCTTCAAATACCGTAATCAATTACGGCATAAACAACACATACGTGATGAATGCCGATGTTCGAGGGACTCATGACGAAATCGACGTTTCTTCAACGACAGACACGCAGACAGGATTCAAGACTTTTTTCATCAAGCTCTCGTCTACTGTCAAGGATTTTTTATCCTTCGTTTCCAATACGCTGACGAGCCACGGTGACGCCATCGGAAACTTGCAGACCACCGTATCCAACCAAGGGACGGCAATCGGAAACTTGCAGAACGGCAAGAAGGACAAGCAGCAACCGAAATCATTCAACGGCTCCGCGACAAAGACGGTCAAGTCTATTTCGCAGAACGCAAATGGCGTAATGTCTGTCGAGTTCGAAGATATCGACTTGCCTCAAGAAGTTCCGAACGTTGACATCGTCTCGCCGAACAACACAATCACGGTGACGGCGACAACGGATCCGCAGACAAACACAAAGACTTTCGACATCGACGTTGCAAATGGAGGAAATTCCTGCGGCTGGTTTAACTCCTCGAACATCGACACGGTGGGCAGCGAGGAGATCATCAACGTAGACCGATTCAGAGTAAGCGAAGGTCAATCTGTTATCGGTAACGGACTTGAGTTTGTGCCTATTCCAGGTGACGTTGAAAGTGGCGTGCCTTTTGGAAAAGTCTATGCTAATGCAGGAATTTACTTTGCAAGCGTTCGACTTACTTTGTCTTGGAGCGGAGCACCGGTAAACAAGGTTTGCAACGTTGCCGGAAGACAGTTCGATTTCTCGTATAACCACGAAGAAAGAGTTACAACTACGAAGCTTGTGAAGTTAAGCGCCAGGACGAAGATGTCCGTAGACATTTCGCTCGAGTCCGACATTCCGGCAGGTCTTCGAATTTGGGTAGATAGATTCCAGATTTTCGCAATAAATGCGGGTACTCTTGAAATTCAAGAAATCGAAGCTGTTGAACATGACGGCACTCTTACGGGCAACGGGACCGAAGAAAGCCCGCTATCTATTCAGTATGCACTTGACGTGAGCAACGCTAACACGGCGCCGGAATACGACCCGACGGCGACCTATCCGACGGTCGGGACATTGCGCTATCACGAAAATGTCCTTTACAAGAGTACGGTCGCAATTAACACAGCCGAGGCTTGGAACTCGGCGCACTGGACGATTACTTCTGTGGACGAGCAGATAGGCAATGTCGAGGCGCTACTTGCCGCATTGTAGGAGGTAGAGGGAAAACATGAGTATTGCCAGTGAAATTACGCGCTTGCAGGGCGCAAAATCGAACATTCTTGACGCCATTGCTGCAAAGGGCGTTTCTGTGCCGAGCGGTGCAAAGCTTGCCGATTGCCCGGAGCTGATTTCTTTGATTAGCGGTGGCGGCGGTTTTGAGGCTGACAATGTTGTGAATATTGTGCCGATTAACAAGATCGTTGTCGTTGACGCCAATGGCTATATCGGCTTTGACCTGACCAAGCTTTTTAATTATCCAAATGGCGGGAATTATTATTACAGTTTTGCAATTCTTTCTAAAAATGATGATTTCTCACAGTTTTCTCTTGGACGAGTGAGTATTTACACACCGGAAGGAAACGTAATCGGCGGCAGAAATTACGATACGGTAACAATCGGCGGCGTTACATGGATGGCTGAAAATCTCGACTTCAAATTTAGTGGGCTTTTCCTTGCTAATAGGAGAAGTAGTTTAGCTATTACAGGCGAGCCTATAGCTAATTACTACTCGTATGATGAATCGACTTATGGAGTAAATGGAAACAAGTATGGGCTGCTCTATGACTACAATTCGATTATATATCTCAAGAACAACAAAGAATTGCTTATTCCAGGATGGCATATCCCTACTACAGCAGAATGGAAAAAATTATTCAATGATGTTGGCGGTGAATCTGTAGCGGGCCTAAAACTTAAATCAACTTCAGGATGGACTTCTGGAAACGGCGATGGTTCTTATGCGTTCTTTGCAACTCCGTCTGGTTACAGCAGTAATACTAGTAGTGGAGCGAAAGTAGGGACTAGAGGTTATTATTGGAATGATAGCGAATATATCGATAATAGCGATTATAAGCCAAGATTCGACAATGACTCTAGTGGTATATCTACTTACAGCTTCACAAAAAACGATAGATATGCAATCCGTCTCGTCAAGGACAGCGCATAACAAGGAGTTGATATGTCTAAACTAAACAAGGTAATCACAACTTTTCAGCAGGACTTTACTTCCGTCGAGAAAGCGCAGGCGAGAAGTAATATCGGCGCCGCAGCAGGCATTGTCGGGTCTATCTACAAAAGTGACACTGTTACGCTCGATAGCACTCAGGCGCAGAACGGATCGTACACACTCAGTATGCCAGTGCCGGACAATCTAAATGTCGATGGTGAACTTATCATGCGGCTTAGCATATCAAAGTGGGGAGACTCCCAGCAGACGCCTAGTCAGGACCGAATACCCGTTAAAATGACATTGACACTCTATGTGGGATCCGCGAGCAACGTTGAACAGTTTGGAGGCGAATTTGAGCGATATGCAAATAACGTGGCTCATTATCTCGGAGTGACTGTTTCGAGGTCGTGGGAAGCTGGAGCGACAACTTTAGAAGTACAGTTCAACTGGGCAAGCGGAGTAATTCCACAGAATACAAAACTGGAGTTCGCCGCAAGTGGTTTCATCATTGGATAAGAAAAAGAAACCGATAGAATATCAGGCAGAGTGGCACGACAAGTGGATGAAGTTTCTCGCCCCGCTTGTCGGAGCCGCAGTGACCGCACTTGGAGTATATGCGACCGCAGCCCATCAGCAGTACTCGCATGACAACGACGCGAAAGTTCACGTGCTCGAATCGCGGGTTATCGAGCTAGAAACGCTCAAGTCGGACGTGAAGACTCTCTCGGCAGAGGTGCACGAGCTTATCGGAGAAATCCGGTCCTACAGAAATGGAGGAAAGATAAAGTGACGAAAGATGGCCAGTCTGCAAAGGCCGATGCAGGAAAGCTCCAGATTTCACTAGTCCCGACGCAAATCGTCAAGGACATTGCAGAGGTCCGCATGTACGGAAACCGAAAGTACGGCGATTCCGAGAACTGGAAAACGGTGGAGGTTCGCCGCTATATCGACGCCCTCTTGCGCCATACGCTCGAATTTGTGCGAAAGCTGGATTCTGTCGATTCCGAGTCGGGGATTGCCCATTACAAGCACATGGCGTGTAACATGGCGTTCATCTGCGAGATGATGGCAGGCAACGTTCCACAAAAGTGCGAGTCCGTCGAGGACATCCTAGCAAGGGAGGGATGACTATGGGTCTCATTATCGCATTCGTTATCTTGGGTGTAATCATCTGTGAATTCGTTGATGACAAGGAGGCGTAGATGTCTAGACAGTTGCATAAGTGCGGCCTGAAAGTTCTCGGCTATGAGTTTGTCGAAGGCAGAGGTCGTGAAGCTTTGAGCAGGATTGCGCTCAACGACGAGCGGCGCTATATGCTTGAATCGGACTCAAGCCTGGTTGTCCACACGAATCAGGGTACGCTACACGTAGTCACCTCTGCCGGTTTCGTATTTGACGGCCGCAGCGGTCCCAAAATCGTTGACTGGTATGCTCCGAACCTCGGCTCGCTCGAAGAAAGAATCTGCTGGTTCGTCCACGACTGCAACGGGTATGGGCAGGACTTGAGCTTCGAGGATACCAACCTCTTGCTTTTCGCAATGCTTCGCGACTTGGCGGGATATCGCACAAGCAAGTCTGCGCTTATCCAGCTTGCGGTTAGCTTGTCCAGATCGTGGTACGGAACACCGAAGCCGGGCGAATGGTGCTGCGCAAATGTCAAAAAAGTAAAGACTCTTTGGCTTCCGAAAACGGAGGTTGCATAATGCTCACGCTAGTACGTGATATTAGCACAGAAGAGGATGTTCTAGGCTCTCTTTATTTGAATGGTGCTTTTATATGCCACACGCTCGAAAACGCCTCCAAAACCATTCCTTGCGGAATGTACAGCGTGCAGAACAGCAGGTCGCCAAAGTTCAAGCGAGAGCTTCCGCTTCTAACTTCGGACAAGGTAAGCGCAAGCCGTGGGATTAGAATCCATGTCGGCAACACGGCTGCGTCGAGCAGCGGGTGCATCCTTGTGGGCATGTCACGAGAAGTCCACCTTCTCGGAGGCTCGATGCTCAAGGAGTCGAAGAACGCCGAGACGATGGTCACGATGATTTGCCGGAACGAGAAGAATCTTGTCATTGTCGATGCATTCACGAACAAATGACATTCACCATTTGGATGCGTCCCATTCGTGTCGCTCGCGATACCACCCTTCCGGGAGCGTAGGAAGTATACTCTTCGCCAGCTCGTAATCTTCCTTCGTGAGCGTCCTGCGGTCGTTTTTCGCCATGTAGTAGTAGTCGAGTCCGAGATGCACGGCCTCGCAAATCTTGAACGTTCGTTTATCCATAATTTTAAAACTCCTTAAATTCTCCAGTTATGGTACTGGCTTTATATTTCTTTTTACACTTTGTACATTCAAACAAAGCGTAACCGAAAACTATTTGCATTAACGGTGATTTGTCAATCAAATCAAGATCACCGCCACAAGTACATGTTGGGTGTATTTCTCGTCTTGTTTCTTTCATAATTAAATTTTAGCCTTTTCGTTCCACGGATTCTTGACTTCAATTGGCATCATGCAGGTGTCGCAAATGCGGTGAATGTTCTCGACGCTGTGAGGCACGTCGCTGTAGCCAACGCCGTAGACCGTCCCGCAATTCGGGCAGGCCACATCGCGGTAGTTCATCATTCCTCCCATGTAATAATAAAGTAATTCTTGCCCGGCTCCGCGCCCCATTCGGGCTTTCCCGTGCCGATGCGGATTTTCGGGTTTTTGAAAGAGAGCCTGCGCTCAGTGTCGTCTGCCTTCGGGTAGCCGAGGGTAAAGACGAGGGTGTCAAAGTGCTTGATTCTAAAAAGATTTTTTAAGTCGCGGTTTAAAATTTCCGTTGAATTTGGATATACGCTAGCTTTATCCCATAAAGCGTCCAGATACTTTTCGCTACATGTCAACAATCGTTTTATCCAATATTCTCGCTGTTCCCTATACTCTTCTTTTTTCTCGCCCGACTTAATCATGTCGAACCACTGCTTTTTCAGCGACAAAGTAAGCGTTTTCATTTATCAATCTCCAGTTCAATGTTCTTGAATTTTTCGCAAAAATCTTTCTTGAGTTCAATTAGCTTGTTGTACTTCACGCAAAGTCTGTTCCAGTTCTCGGCATCTCTTTTAAATGCTTTTTTATTATTCTCGCGCAGTTCGGCTAGAATCTTGTCCACTTCGTCTGCATCGTACCAGCGCTTTCTTCCGAAGTAACACGATTTCATTTTCCCTCCTTCGGTTCCTTCGGTAACGGCATCCAATGGGTTGCATAATCGCCAAAGGCTTTGAATTGTGTCACACAATCTTCTTTT